TTTGCCGGTTAGACAGAACTGAGGAAAGTCCTGTAAACACTCCCACATTTGCCTTTGAATCTCTGGATATAAGGCATTATGGAACATCCCCATACTGGTTATCGTTCGAACTTTAAGGGGTTCGAGGATAAATTTGGCGTAGGATCGCGCCTCGGAGATCCGTGGATCTCCAAGTCCTACATCAAATCGGTATGAATTTGCGAGCTCTCCATAAATGAATGGAGCCCGAAGCTCATATGTTCCGTACCAGGGGTGAAAACGAATTTCCACCAACTGAGGTTGTTCCAATGCCACCGAAATCAAAGCCCCCGGAGAGTCCTTCGTTAGACCTAATGATTCGAAAACCAAAAGACCCAAAGGACCACCAGTTGCTCTAAATGACTCTACGCACGAATTAACGCTTATAGACCCAAAAGTCTTGAAAGGTTCGAGATTAACCTTCCCCTTGTAGTTCAGCGGATTCACATAAGAGTGATCCTCATTACAAGGTTGTGACTTAAAAATCTCCATTCCTGTTCTCCTCACTTCGCCCAGAAGCCAATCGGGAGTGTATTCACGCCTGCTAAGCCGCTCTTTGTGCTTAGCTGCGGAATCACTCACCGTGGAGGATTCGACCAATGGCAAGCCCTTCTTAAATCCTAAAAGGATAGTACTCAAGAAGATATAGCTTGATTGCGATCGTTTCCCAATCTTCTGGGTTAGACGCCTCATGAGGGGACCAATGAACAGAGTTCCGGGTTTATGAATAGAGCCGATCGGTTCCGGAGCTTCCTGTGAAAGATAACGGTTAAAGAATGAATTGAGGTGAAACTTCAGTTCCTTGACCCAACTTCCCTCTACTGATAACGAATAAAAGTAGAAAAATGTTGGGAGAAGGTCCCAATGCTTCTCCCCTACACCAGGGAAAACCGTTTCTATACCGGTCATCAAACAGTCCAAAATATGTGCTGCTCGATGTGCATGTTCAATTTTTATCGCCTTCTGACGAATGGAGTCCAGGGTCTCCTGCCGGATGTGAATATTACAGTTTGGATATCTCAAAAGATTTACCACTGCAAATTTCACAGGCTTACCGACAGGGCCCAAGACCAGACCTGGACACTCGCATGTTCTTTGCACTACGAGCCCGTCTCTCTGTACCAAAAAGAGAGAACGAAATTCACGAAAGCAATCCATCACCCTACCAGATACTTTAAGGGTTTTTGTGAGCTTAAAACATTTCTTTAATGTCTTTGAGCTGATGGAGTTCGCGTTGCTGAGCAGTTCAACAGTTTTCTGTCCAAGGAAAACTTCTCCAGCGGGAGACGTTGGTATCTTTACAGACG